AAGAACTGCTAGATTTAGCAGTTAAGATGATGAAGCCTTTGTACGATACTCTAATGAAGACTTATATTGGAGATGCAAAACTACAAAGCATTATAGAATCTGATGGAAGATTGCTTTTTAACTTTGTGTATGCTTGTTGGAACGGATCAGGATGGTTTCAAAGATGGGCTACAGAATTAAAGAAAGCTTACAAGAACGGTAAAACAGACTCAAAAGACTTACTGAAATTATTCGTATCTTTACGGGTTACTAGCAGCAATTCACTAATTGCACAAGGAGGAGCCAAAATTCAAAAACTAGTAGGGTTAACATAATATGTACTTTCCAAAATCTAAAATAATACCCAATCAATACACTAACGGAAAAGAGTTAGTTTATAAGAGCACATCCGCTCCTTATACTGGTTATTACTACATCTTAGCTAACGGACAAGTATTTACAGGTAAGACTCCAACTGATGGACAACCGCAGGAGTTAGTCTATTCAACTAACCACAATCAACAGCCTGTTGACCAGGAAAATACTTTCCAGACATCTCCAACTTCGGTACTTAAGGTATACGACTTTGGAACTTCTAAACTACCTTACGACAACATCAGAAAGCAGAATCAGGTTGACTACCCTCCTTTTAGTCTTATAGAGCCGGTGTATACAAAGCCTGTTCCTTCATATCCTTCTTTTATTCGATATTTTGTTAAGAGAGCAAACAATGCATCTTTTACAGAAATAGATAAAGAGCAATATGATAAGTTTGTAGGAAAAGATTCTCTATACAACTGGCCAGCATATATTCCTTTTAACCTACCCTGGACTACAGGAGGTAAAGCAAGAGTTGATATTGCAGCTACAAACCAAGGAATAGTTGCACTAACAGAACGAAACCTTAAACTCTACGGATTATCTCAATACATTACAAATTATACAGAATTTGCAATTTAAGTAGGATCTTACAAGGTTGATTCGTACATTTAGTCAAAGGTTATGTTTTGGCTAATAGAGACTCAAGAGCAGTTTGATAAATTACAGTTTGAATTAGGACCGGAAATATTCGTACTTCCAGTACAAAGGCATCCGGAAATGCATCCAGGCATTTATGCTCCGTTATGTTTATACCTTAGAGATGTTACCCAACCCAAAGGCTTCTTAGTTAACTACTTTCATCCGGAAGCATTACAGTTTGATCCTTTGCAGGTTAAAGAATACCTGAGAACTTTTAGTAAGATCTATACTCCGGATAAAAAAGCATTAAGTCACACCTACTTTGGTACAAATACTTACGACCTAAATCTATTTGAGTATAAAGAAGTAAAAAAGCAGACCCATGCTCACAGTTACTTTTCTCAAAGATACCACACAGAAGAGGATCTTAATTCAGTAGTTCCAATAGTAAAGCATTTTGAGCAGTGCGAGATCATATTCGAGGAATACGCTTCAGTAATTAAGAAATATGTTCCAAACGAGTATCACAATGATTTGTCTAATGTATTCTGGTTTATAGAAAGAAACGGCTTAAAGGTTAATAGTGCCTTCGAAAGATACTTTGACTTAAAGAGACCCTTTCTATCCCGCTATAACTCTTATACATTCACTCAATACAACCTCAATACCACTACCGGCCGACCTTCCAACACATTTAACAGCTTAAACTTTGCTGCTTTACCTAAGGAAAACGGTTCTAGATCGGTTTTTATACCAAGAAACGATTTTCTATTAGAGATTGACTTGACTGCCTACCATCCTACGTTGATCGGGCAGATGGTTGGTTATAATTCACCGACAGGGGATATCTACGAAGATTTTGCAGCTAAGTACGGAATGGACCGAACTGAAGCAAAAGGATTAGTATTTAAACAGCTGTACGGGCATATTTTCGATCAATACAGAGACTTTGAATTCTTCCAGCTAACTCAGAAGCTTATCGAACAGATCTGGAGTACGTTCACAAAAACAGGTAAATATACTGTTGAGCAGACAGGAAAGGTATTTAAACAGAGTGATCTACCCAATATGAACCCACAGAAACTGTTTAATTACATAATTCAGCATTGGGAAACTTACAATAACGTTGCCTTATTGAAAGAAATTTTGTATATTATTAATAACAGTGAGACAAAATTGATTCTTTATACATACGACGCATTCCTCCTAGACATAGCGAAAGAAGATAAAGATAAGATTAAGCAAATATTACAAGTATTTAACGACAGAAATTTAAAGATAAAAACAAGTTATGGACCAAACTACGACACTTTACAGTCCCTTTGATATTTATGATAGAGAAACTATCAACATCGGAGACGTGCAAAACAAGTTATTCTGTACATTCGTACCACTTAATGAAGTGGATTCTTTTGTAAAAGAGATTACGAGCGAGTACACAATTTTATACAACAAAATTTTTATATTGCATATTAAAAGCAATGACGAGTACGTTTGTACTTATAATGTTGACCAACCTAACATCAATAACATTCCGGAGAATACTATTCTGGTGCATCGCAAAAAGGAGACAAACACTCTCTACACCATCAATGCTTTGAATGAATTGATTAAAAGCCTCAACGAAGGCATCGTTGATACAGCTTTCAGAATTAACTGGCAGCACTACAAAAATACAATCTTACTTACTCAGCAAGGAGATCTAAAACTGCTGAGAACAAAAATATACGACATAGTAGAACTTTAAGTTGCTACTACGGATTGTTATTCGTATATTTAGAGTATAAAAATAAAAGTTATGAAACACGAAATAATCTACACAGATGATCACGCACTTATTGTAAGTGATGAAATACTTAAAAAGGGTGATTTTCCAAATTACTCATACCAGTTTATTGAACCCGTTGGCGGATTGCTACTAACACATCACGAACCTATTGTAGAAGATGGATTTAACGGTAAAAAAGTAATCGCACACCGACCATTAACAGATGTACCTATTCTTAAAGGAGTTCCCCTGTTACCTGAGTTTAGCAAAGAAGAGGATGATGTTGAAAAGGTTGCAAAGAAAGAATACCCTAGTACGAATACACATCTTGATAGATTGGATGAAGCCGATGGTAATGCTTATTACAGGAGTATATTTAAAAAAGGTTACAACAAAGCAAAAGAAACCTACAAATACACTGAAGAGGATATTCTCGATGCTTGGGAATTAGGAGCTTCAGAAAGACTACCGTTAACAAGGGAAAAAAAGGACAAATTAATTAAGTCTCTTCAACAACCAAAACGTCCTAAGTTTTTTGAGTGCGAATATAAGCCTATTACACCACACAAATACACAGTAGATGACCACTTAGAAGTAGAATTAAAAACAATCACCAATTCACAAGGTCAAATAGAATTAGTAGGAGAATACACTTATTAAAATAAAAGTTGACCTTCAGAAATAAAATTCGTATATTTAGAGTATGACAAAGAAAGTATTCTATTCACTCTACATACTAACAATGATAGTTGGTATAGTATTTGTTAGCGCTGAGCTTCTCGGGATAGCGTTACCCCTTATTAACATGGCAAGTACAGGTGCAGTTGCCTTAGGTTCGTTGATTATACTTTGGTTATTTATGCTTAGTGCATTAGCAGTGTATGTTACTGTTAAGTTTATTAAAAAATACATTTTAAATTAAAAAAATATGATATTATTACTCGTTTTATTATTCACAGGTGCAGTACTTATGACTGTAACCTACTTAGTACAGTTCCATGTGAATTTAGATGGAAAAAAAGAAAGGATCATCAAAGATGGTTTGATTAAAGAATTAATGAATAAAGCCGTTGCTGATCCTGATCCAAATTCACTCATTATTGATGTTGATGCACAAACTATTACAATGGGGAATATTGTGATTAAAAAAGATTACGGTAATGTGTTTTGGTTTCCTTACGAAGTGGCGATAATTAAGGATAGTAGATATTATTGGGACCAAAAAACAGTAGGGCATATTATCCATTTTAGTAAAGATTATTATTTAGTTAGAGATTTATTAAAGAAATCAAAAACAAGTATTGAACAAACACAAAGAGAAAAATTAAACTTGAACAAATAAAAAATGAATACACTAATTAAAGTAGCTGTCATGCTCGGAGTAGCAGTGATAGCAGGTTTCGCAATCATCGGTCTAGAAAGAATCGATGCAGGTCACGTAGGTATCAAAGTTAATTTGATTGGTACTGGTAAGGGAGTAGATAACGCAACCGAAGTAACCGGTTGGGTATTTTACAACCGCTTTACAACTAAGATTGTTGAGTTTCCAACATTTGTACAGCACAAAGAGTACAGAAAAACAGAAGACAGTGATGAGTCATTCGTGATTAACTCTAAAGATGGTTCAGAATTTCATGTTTCACCTCTATTGAATTATTCAGTACAACGTGAAAAAGTACCTTACATTTTTACTAAATACCGAGTTGAACTAGGTGCTATTGAAGGTGGATTCTTGAAGACTGCTGTTTATGATGCATTCCGAGTTGTTGCAAATAGTTATACTGCTGATGAATTGATTTCTAATCGTGAATTATTTGAAAACAAAGTTAGAAAGAATTTGGAAAGTCACTTACTACCTGAAGGATTTATTTTGGCTCAATTTACATCAAACTTAGTTTATCCTGAAACTTTTAAGAAAGCGATTGAAGCAAAGAACAATGCTGTTCAAACAGCACTACGGGCTGAAAACGATGTTAAAACTGCTGAAGCACAAGCTAAAATTAAAATTGCTCAAGCTGAAGGTAATGCCAAAGCAATGTTGACAAATGCTAAAGCAGAAGCTGAATCAAATAAGTTGAAACAGACAACATTGACACCACTATTGCTACAACAAATGTGGATTCAGAAGTGGCGTGGTGAAGTACCTAGCACAGTATTAGGTCAAGGTAGTAATACATTTTACGGATTAAATAAATAAAAATAGTATGCAAGATCAAGATTTAGAACAAGCGATGAGGCAAGAACTAGCCGTTGGTAGAGAATCAATGGAGCAAGAAGCAAAAACACCAGAAACAAAAGAGTGGAGACCCTCTAATCAAGAAGCTCTTAGAGAATTTGAACTCAACATTAGATTTCTAAATAGAGGTTGTGTTGTAAGAGTAGGTTGTAAAGAAATTGCTTTCGAAGATATAACTACAGCCATGGGTGAAATTAATGCTTACGTATGCGGTAACACTTGGGAAGTACAGCAAAAATGGCGTAAGGTATTAGACATGTAAAAAATTAAAAAACATTTATGAGGAAAGGCTTGCTTCGGTGAGCCTTTTTTCGTATATTAATGTAATAAAGAGTTATGCTACATTTAAACCTAACAAACCCAGAGACCTCAGACATTAAATACAAAATCAGCAATTTTCCTGATGGACAGCAAACAGTTGATTTGGTGAGAGGAACTGTTAATGTTATAGAAGACATTAGAATCGAGACTAGATTAAATTCATTTTCTGATTTAGAAATCTTAATCTGCGCTACTAAAGCACTTAGAAACATAACACGTAAACCAATTTCACTTTACGTTCCTTATTTCTTAGGTTCTCGTTCAGATAGGAAATTTGTTGAAGGTGGAGTTAATTATCTAAAAGATGTAATCTGCCCTATCATTAACTCATTGAGCTTTGAATCAGTAACAGTAATAGATCCACATTCAGATGTACTAGAGGCATGTTTGAATAATTTTATTAAAGTACCAAACTTCGACTTAGTTAAGTATGCTTTAACTCAAATTGATAATAAAGACGGTGCTCAACATAGAGTTTGTTTAGTAAGCCCTGATGCTGGAGCATACAAGAAAATATTTGATGTAGCTCAAAAATTCAATATTACTAATATTGCCACAGGTACTAAAGTTAGGGATTTAAAAACAGGGCAAATTTTGCATACAGAAGTTCCAAATCTACCAATTAGTTTAAATGAGGAAGAATTAAAGTATGTCATTGTTGATGATATTTGTGATGGAGGAAGAACATTTGTTGAACTAGCTAAAGTAATTAAACAACAAAGACCATATGCTGATATTTATTTAGTTGTAACACATGGCATTTTCAGCGCTGGATTTAGTGAGTTAAGTGAGTGGTTTGATGGTATTTATACAACTAATTCTTATAAAGATATTCGAGATGGGATCATTGTAAATACATTCTCAAAACATAAAACAATCCATTCATTAGTAAAACAAAGTAACGTATTTTAGTATGATAAATTATATAGACGGCGATGTAGTTAAACTCGCAAAGAAAGGATCCTTCGATGTAGTAGTACACGGATGTAACTGCCTCAGCACAATGGGTGCAGGAGTAGCACCTCAAATGGCAGCAGCATTTGGCTGTAACAAATTTGAGATGGAAACATGGGGTCCTACTATTGAAAAGCTGGGTAATATTGATTACCAGACAGTAGTTTTAGGTCAGAACATTACCTGGAGTTTAAATGATTTTAAAAACAATCGCAATGAACCAGAACTAATAGTAGTAAATGCCTACACACAATACATGTACGGCAGGAATCATATGGATGGTGCGTTAGCACCATTTGATTACGAAGCATTTACCGTTTGTATGAGGAAGATGAATCATACTTTTAAAGGTAAGCATATCGGAATGCCTAAGATTGGATCACATCTAGCCGGAGGAGATTGGGATAGAATTGAAAAGATTATTGAAGCAGAATTGTCTGATTGTAAAGTAACAGTTGTAAATTATAAACCATGAGAATAGACCACATTAATTTAGATCGAATCATCGGAATTCGAGTATACGAAGAGCAGGGAGCAGCTTATAGATGGCTACCAGCAAAACAAAAAACTACATTCTTTGGCCTGATTAAACTAAACAAATGGTACTCGGAAGGATTCTACATGTATGGATGTTATGAACAGGATTACGACATTCTTGGATCTTGGGAAACCAATGCATACACAGCACAGGAGTTAATACAGTCAGGTTACTTGGTAAGAGATAAAGTGGTATATTATAAGCCATACGTTAATGTTTACTTACAAGATAATATTGAAATATCAAAGAAGTTTAATTCATTACAAGAAGCTCAAGAATGGGTTGAACAATTAAAATCAAAATGTACAAACGAATTTGAAATTATAAATTATGAACATAATTAAACCAGACTCAGGGTATGATGCTATTCCCACCGACACAACAGTATTTCTAGCAGGTTCTATTGAAATGGGAGCTGCTGAAGATTGGCAAACAGTAGTGCCTAAATATTTTGAAGATAAAACAAACTTGGTATTCTACAATCCTCGTAGAGATGATTGGGATTCATCTTGGGAACAAAAAGAATCCAGCCCACAGTTTAATCATCAAGTTAATTGGGAGTTAGATAAACTAAGCAAATCAGATTGCATTTTTATGTACTTCTCCCCAGAAACAAAAAGTCCAATTAGTTTATTAGAGTTAGGAATGTTTGTTAATGAGAAAAATATGATAGTTTGTTGTCCGGATGGATTTTGGAGAAAAGGTAATGTTGAAGTAGTTTGTGGTAGAGCGGGTGTACCTATTCACAATACATTAGAAGAAGCAATAGGTAGACTTAGAACATATTTAAGCAATATTAACTAAAAATTTGGCTTTCTTAGAAATTATTCGTATATTCACGTTATAGAAAAATAAGTTATGAATCCATTATTATTAACAGACGGCTACAAAACAGGCCACCACCAACAGTACCCAAAAGGAACTACGTTGGTTTATTCAAATTTTACACCACGTTCTAACAAATACGCTCCTAAAGGATGTAACGAAGTAGTTGTGTTTGGAACACAGATGGTTATGCAGCAATTGCATGAAGCATTTCTAAATGATTTCTTTTCTAAGCCTAAAGAGGAAGTATGCGGGGAAATGAAACGTGAGTTGTCTATGTACTTAGGTACTGATTATGATGTTTCTCATTTTGAAGCATTGCATGATCTGGGTTATTTGCCTATTTGCGTTAAAGCATTGTCTGAAGGAACTAAAGTACCAATGAAAGTTCCTGTATTAACTATCTACAACACACATCCAGACTTTTACTGGATTACAAACTACCTAGAGACTATCTTGTCTAACTTGTTGTGGAAACCAATGACATCAGCTACAATTGCTCACCAATACCGCAAAGTACTAACTAAATGGATGGAGAAAACAGATAAAGAAAGAGCATGGTTTATTGATTGGCAGGGTCATGACTTCTCAATGAGAGGTATGGACTCGGTTGATGCAGTTATTAGTTCAGGATTAGGTCACTTGACTTCATTCCTAGGATCAGATTCATTACCAACTATCTACGGTGCTAGAAAATATTATGGTGCTGAAGATATGGTTTGTGGTTCTGTAAATGCTACTGAACATAGTGTAATGTGTGCCGGAGGCAAGGAAGATGAAGTAGAAACATTCCGTAGATTGTTAGAAACTTATCCAAAAGGTATCTTGTCAGTTGTATCTGATACTTGGGACTTGTGGAAAGTATGTACTGAGCATGTAGTTACTTTGAAAGAAGAAATTATGGCTCGTGATGGTAAGTTGGTTATTCGTCCTGATAGTGGAGATCCGGTTGATATAATTTGT